TATATGCTTTAATACCCTGAAGTAATTAAAAGGCCATCTCATATGTCGATTGAATTGGGGTCAGAAGAAGAGTTAGAAGAGAAGTTTCTGAAGCTTCAGTACCGCTTGGCCCAGATTGAAAAGGTCGAATCTTGCCAAGACAACTTCCTGAGTTTTGTTCGCTCGATGTGGCCCGAGTTCATTGCAGGGCGACACCACAAAATTATGGCCGAGAAGCTTGAGCGGGTGGCCAAGGGCGAATTAAAGCGCCTGATCATCAACATGCCGCCGCGCCACACCAAGTCAGAATTTGCCAGTTTCTTGTTCCCTGCGTGGATGATCGGGAAAAAGCCCGCGATGAAAATTATTCAGGCGACGCACACCACCGAACTGGCGGTCAACTTTGGCCGGAAGGTAAAGAACCTTCTGGAGCGCGAAGACTATCTTGAGATATTCCCGGACGCCGCCTTGTCGGCAGACTCCAAGGCCTCTGGTCGGTGGGACACGGCCCGTGGTGGCATGTACTACGGCGTGGGTGTTGGCTCAAACTTGGCGGGTCGTGGTGGTGATTTGATCATTATTGACGATCCGCACTCGGAGCAGACAGCGATGTCGCTGAATGGTTTTGATGATGCGTGGGATTGGTACACGGGTGGTCCTCGACAGCGTTTGCAGCCGGGCGGAGCCATTATTGTGGTGATGACGCGCTGGTCTGAGAAAGATTTGACGGGTCAGTTGATTCGGGCGCAGGGCCGTGATGAGTTGGCGGACAAGTGGGAAATCATTGAGTTTCCTATGGAGATGCCTTCGGGGGATCCGTTGTGGCCGGAGTTTTGGTCTTTTGAGGAGATGCAGGCGGTCAAGGCGTCGATCCCGGGTCCGAAGTGGAATGCGCAGTACCAGCAGAACCCGACGGGGGATGAGAATGCGATTATCAAGCGCGAGTGGTGGCAAATTTGGGACAAGCCTACGGTTCCGCAGCTTCAGTACGTTATTCAGAGCTACGATACAGCGTTTTCTAAGAGCACCCGGGCGGACTACAGTGCCATTACTACGTGGGGTGTTTTTTATCCTGACGAGGGTACAGTGGCAAATCTCATCCTTTTGGACTCAAAAAAGGGTCGCTGGGACTTTCCCGAGCTAAAACAGATGGCAATGGAGTTGTACAAGTTTTGGGAACCGGAAACTGTCATTATTGAGGCCAAAGCGAGCGGTTTGCCGCTTACTCATGAACTACGAAACACGGGTATTCCTGTGGTAAACTTTACCCCTAGTCGAGGAAATGACAAGGTGTCAAGGGTGTTCAGTGTTTCTCCGTTGTTTGAAAGCGGAATGATCTGGGCACCTGACGAATCTTGGGCCGAAGAAGTTATTGAAGAATGTGCGGCGTTTCCGAATGGCGAATATGACGACTTGGTGGACAGCACTACTCAAGCGTTGATGCGATACAGGCAAGGTAATTTTGTTCAGTTACCTTCTGATTATTGGGAAGACGAAACCACCAACATTAAACCAATGCAATATTACGGGTAACGCGCATGTCAGCATTAGACGATCTTCTCGATAGTTTATTTAATCCTTTTCAAGTAGGCGCATTAGAAAATCCTTACACGCCTTCAAAAGGTACGCCGTCGTTGACGGACCCCGGAACATATACTCCTCTTCCCGAAAGCACCGGACCGAAGCCGTATACGCCGTGGACACCCCCGGGCGTAATCGACGGCAATGACGACGACGACGACGACGACGACGACAACAACAACAATAACAACAACAACAACAATAACAACAACAATAACAACAACAACAACAACAACAATAACAACAACAATAACAACAACAACAATAACAATAACAACAATAACAACCCTACTAATCCTTACGATCAATACGGGGGTTATGCGCACCCTTCTGACTTAGCCGGGTATGATGCTTTTGGGCACAGCAAACGCGGATCTACATTAACGGGCCACGCTTTAAGTCCGCCGATGACAATGTCGATAGACGACTTTGTAAATAATGTTTTGCCAAAAGCGGCGGGTAGATATAACGAAGGAATGCATTATGACCCGGAAACAGGGTCAATCTGGCACAACATTCCTCCAGAAAAATTGCAAGAATTGTCCGACAAAAACGTTGCTTTAATGGGCGTTAATACGGCGTACCTGACAGACGACCAGCTTTTTAGAGCATACTTGCACGGGCACAACCCCGGCGCAATTGGCGGACAAAGCATGGTTCGCATGGGCGGTGACTCTGGGCAATATTATTTTATTAACCCAAATAACCCAAATGAGGTTGTTTATTACAACTATATTCAAACGATGGAACACGAGCATATTCCATCGTTTAGTCCTGACGGATCAGGGCCTCCGCCCACCAATATTTTGTCTAAAGAGGGACAAGTTGGCGACCCTTATGCGGATGAACTAACGCTAGAACAACGGGCCATGATGCCTGCCCTTCGTAACAAGATGAAAGAAGAGCAAGCGGCGGCTGATGCTTTGGCGGCGCAACAAAAAGAAGAAGCGCCTACGGCGTCTGAATTGTTAATGGATATGGACGTTTCTGCGCAACAATCTCCGCAGCCTGATTTAACGCCGGTTGTTGACCCCAAAGAAACCAAGCCTTTACCCGCCATAACCGGACTTCCTGACATACAGGCAAGCTCGGATTTGTTCCAGCAAATTATGAGCGGGTATGGAGCGGGCCAAGGGGCGGGCATGTTCTCTCCGTACAGCGGCCTTGATTTTAATATGCCGCTTACGATGGAACAGCCTACGCCAGAAATGGCTCCTCCTCCCCTCCCCGATTTTGGCCCGGGCCTTCAGATGGGACCGGGGCCACAGATGGGAGCGGGGCCACAGATGGGCCCGGGTTCACAGATGCCGGAGCCTCAACCCCCGATGCCGGGCACCCCTCCGATGCCGGGCACCCCTCCGATGCCGGGCACCCCTCCGATGCCGGGTGGACCTTCCCCGATTCCAGACATGGGTTTAGAGCCGATGGCTCCTCCTCCTCCCACTCCCGTGGAGCCGCCAAAACCGACGGCACCACCGCCCCCTGCGCCTACCGCCCCTCCGGGTATGCCCGACCTTTCTCCAGAACAATTGGCGGCGATTGAACAGGCTTTGGCGCAAATGCAAGGAATGTCAATTAATTTTAACCAAGGCGGCCCCGTGCAGTCTGGGGTAGGCAGTCTGTTTCGTCGTGAGGTAATGCGGTAATGCCTGTACCAAATAGATATCTAAATGAATATTTGCGAAATAACTTAAGGAACTATCTCGACAACCCTTTTGGCGGTGGGGGTAATCCCTTTACTACTCCGTACAAGCCTCCCGCTTTACCGGACTATTTGATCAAAAACGCTGACGGCACAATGAGCTTCAAAGAGGGCGCTACCAATCGTCAAGTTGTAGATACGATGCGGGATTTGGGCCTTCTTAACGAAAAAGACTACAACTGGTTTTTAAAGTGGTTTTCAGAGTCTGCGGAGCAGGGCACTGAGCTGTCTAACTCTTCGTCGTTCCTAAACCGAGCGGGAGAGCTAGATTTTAGCGGCTCAGATTTTAACTCTGATAGCATGAGGCGAGTCAATATTTTGACAAACTTCTTGAACGATCAGTACGCTGAGACCGGCAGTTTCCGGCCCAATTCTAGTTTCACAGAAACTTACGGCTATGAGTCAGTAATGCCCGAGCAGGTGCGAATTGGCCGTGATGCAGAAGGCAATTTATTGCCAAGTCGCCCTTCAGATGCGGCTCGCGCAAACGCATTACAAGATGTTTTTGTTGCTCCCAGTGAAGCTTTTAAAAGAGACGTTTTTGTAGACACAAATTCGCTGCCCTTGTACGAAGGCGACGAAAAAACATATGTAGAAGAACCCCCGCCGCCTCCGCCTCCACCGCCAAAAGAGCCGACTTCACCGCCACCTGCCCCGCCCCCTGTTTTTGAAGGGCCAGACACCGCGCCTAGCTTAGGGTTTTCGGGCGATATGCTCCCTGATTTTGGAGATTTTTCTGCGTTTATGGGCAAAGCCCGTAGCCGCCGCACTCCTGATTTTTTTGATGAAGACGCAATGGAAAAAGAAATCGAACGGCGGGCCGCGACAAAAGCTGCTGAAGACTCATACACGCCTTCCGGCATCGACACGTTGCCAGATTTTTTTGACACGGGTTTTATGGGCATTGATGCATCAGCCATTCAAAAAGCCATAGACGATTATTTAGCCTCGCAAGAACGCGAAGTTGATTTGGGAATGTCTTCTCCCGATGCTGGCGTAGAGTCGGCCACGGAAGAACCACCGGCTACGGAAGAATCCCCGGCCACGGAAGAACCCCCGGCCACGGAAGAACCCCCTCCCGGCATGAAAGATGGCGGCGAAGTTGGCGAAGGTATTGCTAGTTTAATGGTTAAAGATGAAACGCCTGCTAGCGGAGAAGGGATTGAGTCTTTTCTGTTGAAATATCAAAACGCCGACGCCGTGAACCGTGATCGAAAGATGGCGGCATTTAAGCGCACGATGCAAAAAATTGCGCAACAGCAACAACAGCAACAACAGCAGCAGATGCAACAGCAACAACAGCAGATGATGCAACAACAGATGCCGCCGCAAGGTCCGCCCGGAGCCCCGCCGCAAGGTATGATGCCTCCACAGGGCCCACCGGGTATGCCACCGGGGGGTATGCCCCCACAAGGTATGATGCCGCCCGGACCACCGCCCACGGCCCCCGGACCACCGCCCACGATGCAGCAGGGCATCATGCCCATGGCGGGTTAAGTAGCTAAGAATATGTTTATGACGCCGGACATTCGGCGTGGGATAGGTAGTTTTGCCAGTAACTAAAGCTTCAAATGGAAAATACCGCATTGGTAAGGGTAAGGCGATGTATACCAGCCGCGCCTCCGCCGAGCGGGCGTACAAGGCATATTTAGCTAAGAAGGGGAAAAAGAAGTGAAAGCATTAGCGATAATGGTTTTAGCGGTTTTTATAACGGGGTGCGCTAGTTCTAGCTCACAATATTATGAGGCGGTGCAGAAGACGGCAGAGGCAAATGCTTTGGCGCATCAAGCTAAGTTTGATGCTTTGTCCAAGATTGCCGCGTCTGGAGATGGTCAAGCGGCAAGTGCCGCAGTCATGGCGCTTGCTTTGACTAACACGCAATCTATCCAGCCGATTCCACAACAGTCAGAGGCGCTTCAGTGGGCGTCTGTTTTGGCTACTCCTGTGACCAGTTTGGGCATGATGTGGATGCAAGCAGATTCGGCTAAGACCATGGCGCGGTACAACAGCCAAGTTGATTTGGCTCGTATTTCTGCGGAGTCTGCAGACAATCAGGCTTTGTATGGCTCGTTTGTGGATGCTCATCAGATAACGGGCGATGTAATTGGGAACATTGATTACACACCGTTTGTTGACGGCATGGTGACACTGGGCATCGCAGGCATTGACTCCAACGTTACGCTCGGCACTGCGGGCATTAGCGGAGTTACAACTCTGGGAACCAATGCGATACAGGGGTTAATCACGTTGGATGCAGGAAACAATGCGCTGTACAGCGATGTTTGGTCAACGTACACCTCTGGCCTAGAAAACATTCTTTTAGAGATACCCGATCCTGTTATATGTTCTGCCACCGCGGACCCTGCCACAGGCGCAACATCAATAACTTGCGGCAACTAAGGCGTGATAGAATTGCATAAAGCACAGGACAAATCACATGGCTAACGGCGACGATAAAGCGCTTCTTTCTTCTTTGATGGACGGTACGTCCATGCAACCAGAGATTACGGAAGAAGAAATGGAACTAGACATAGAGATTGCTGCTCCGGGCACTTTTGTCGGTTCTATGAATGAAATGCTTCCAGATGGCATAGAAATCGAAGAAGAGGAAGACGGTGGGGTCACCGTTGACTTTGATCCGATGGCCCTTATGGGCATGGATGAAGGTGATTTTTATCGCAATTTGGCAGATGAACTGGACGACAGAGAGCTTGGTCAACTTTCTTCTGAGCTTTTAAGCGACTTTGACGCTAATAAGTCCTCCCGTTCAGAGTGGGAAGATGCTTACTCTAAGGGCCTAGATCTTCTGGGTTATAACTACGAAGAAAGAACGCTGCCGTTTCGGGGCGCAACTGGCGTAACGCATCCGCTTCTTGCGGAGGCCGCAACGCAATTCCAAGCGCAAGCCTTTAATGAGCTTTTGCCGCCAACAGGTCCGGTCCGAACGGCGGTTGTTGGTGAAAAGACAAAAGAAAATGAGGCGCAAGCGTACCGTGTAAAGGAGTTTATGAACTACTACATCACAAACGTGATGGAGGAATACACTCCTGAATTTGATCAAATGCTGTTCTATCTGCCTTTGGCAGGCTCTACCTTTAAGAAAGTTTATTACGACGAGGCCATAGACCGCGCCGTTAGTAAGTTTGTGCCTGCTCAAGACATTGTTGTGCCGTATGGCGCAACAGACCTTGATTCTTGCGAAAACATTACTCAAGTAGTCAAGATGTCCATGAATGATTTGCGAAAGCGGCAGATCATGGGTTTTTACAGCGATATTCCGGTGCATCCTACGCAGGGCTCTGATGACGAAGTGCGTGATGAAATGAACAAGCTTGGGGGCATAGAGCCTTCAAACTTGGATTACGACTGCACGTTGCTGGAGTGCCACGTAAACTTGGATCTGCCCGGGTTTGAAGAATTAGGGGAAGATGGTGAACCAACAGGCATTAAAATACCTTATGTGGTTACGATTAGTGAGGACACTGGACAAATCCTTTCTATCCGACGTAATTACCGCGAAGAAGATGACAAAAAACAAAAAATTCAATACTTCGTTCATTACAAATTTTTGCCGGGATTCGGATTCTATGGTCTCGGTCTTATCCATACCATTGGCGGCCTGTCCAGAACGGCCACGGCGGCTCTTCGCCAGCTTATTGATGCTGGTACTCTTTCTAATCTTCCTGCTGGCTTCAAGGCTCGGGGATTACGGGTACGGGATGATGAGGAGCCCTTACAGCCCGGTGAATTCCGTGATGTCGATGCTCCGGGAGGCGCGATCCGCGACTCTCTAATGCCGTTGCCTTTCAAAGGGCCTGACGGCACTTTGATGCAATTGCTTGGTTTTGTAGTAGATGCGGGCCAACGGTTTGCCACGATCACTGATATGAAGGTGGGCGACGGTAACCAGCAGGCGGCAGTAGGCACCACGGTGGCGTTGTTGGAGCAAGGTTCGCGGGTCATGAGTGCTGTGCATAAGCGCCTGCACTATGGCATGAAGCAGGAGTTTAAGCTGCTTGCTCGCGTCATGTCGGAGTATTTGCCGCAAGAGTATCCTTACGCGGTAGCGGGTGGTGATCGTGCCATCATGCGTCAGGACTTTGACGACAGGGTAGATGTAGTACCTGTTTCAAACCCCAACACATTCTCTCAGGCACAGCGCATTGCATTGGCACAGTCTCAACTTGAAATGGCAATGCAGGCACCGCAGATGCATGACCTGCATGAAGCCTATCGCCGCATGTATGAGGCGCTCGGAGTCAACGACATTGACAAGATTTTGATTGCGCCGTCTTCGGATGATCCTATACCGAAAGATCCTGCGCAGGAGAACATTGACGCGATTGACATGGTTCAACTGAAAGCGTTTGAGGGTCAAGATCATGATGCGCACATTATGGCGCACATGGTATTTGGCTCGTCGCCCATGCTTCAAGGCATACCGCAAGCAGGAATTTCCTTGCAAAAACATATACTTGAGCATGTAAAGTTAAAGTCTCAAGAAATGGCTACCGCGCAGTTAATTCAGCAGACCGGCGGACAGCCCTTAACGCCAGACTTAGAGCTTGAGTTGGAGGCAATGACGGCGCAACTTAACGCGCAAGAGTTCCAGCAGCTTAAGCAATTGTCCGCGCAGATAAATGGAGAGGGTCAACAGGGACCCGATCCTTTGATACAATTGAAGCAACAAGAGCTTCAAATGGACCAGCAGGCCCAGCAACAGGAGTTCCAGATGGATCAAGCCGAATTGCAGCTTGATCAACAGCGTATGCAGAACAAGGCTACGGAGTTCCAGCAAAGGTTGGCTAGTCAGGAGCGCCAGACGCAGGCAAGAATTGATGCCGCGATGGAGCGTGAATTAATGAAACAGCGATTCGACAGGAATCAATGATATGAAAGTTAAAGTTAATGGCGCTCCGGCAGCAAGCGCACCAAAGCCTGTAAACAAGGCAGAAATTAAAGGTCAGGGGTCTATCCCCTACGCCTCTGCCAAGGCAGAAAAAACGCCTAACACGGCCATGGGTAAAGTTACCACGGGCAAGAAAAAAGGCATGGGTGCCGCGCTCCGCGGTTCACGGTTCACGAGTTGCTAGGGGAATAAAAAATGGCTATTTATCAAAGAGGATCTATTAGCTCTCCTCAAGCGACGGCATCATCCGACCCGTTTGTTAGACCTACTCCACGGCCCGCAGGTCCCAGAAATCGTCCTATACGGACGGATCTTAGAAGTCTTATTCCTGATGATACAGGGTTTTTTAATTCAGTAAGGCCTCTTCCACGGCCCGTAGGTCCAGTAACACCGGGCCCACGGCCCATAGGCCCGATAAATGCAGAGGTATTTAATCCTCCCCCTCCTCCTCCTCCGGGCTTAGGCAACGCAAGTCCCCCGGGCGGGGAAGGCTTTCTTGAGCTTAATAAAAATCAACCAGCACTGCCTCCGATTACAGCCACGGTTGGAACGGGGGGTCCTTTTGAACAAGGCGACCCCGGCATATATGTGCCGCCGGAAATGAGCAATCCAGATCCAAATCTAATAGGACCAGATCCAAATCTAATAGGACAACCAATGCCTAGACCCCCTAACGTTCCGCCGGGAACAGGAGGCATAGGACAACCAATGCCTTTGCCTCCGGGCTTGGGCCCTATGACAGGCATTCCTAGCGGAGAAGTAGGCAGCATAACTCCGGGCCCAGATTTAACGGGAGGTCACACGCCACTTCCGAATGGCGTTGAGATTCCGGGAGGGGGGGACCCAATGGGCTCTACGGGACGGCCACCCTTGGGCGCAGTTACAGAGATATTTAACCCTCCGCAAAACTCGGGGTATAACTCGGGGTATAACTTGGGGCCACGGCTTGATTTCTCACTGCCCTACCTGCCGCAAAGGGGGCCACAGCCTTTTATGGGTTTTGGTGGCGGTATAGCTAGCCTTTTAAATCCCTACATGCGCCCTTCTTTTGGCGGTGGTTTCGGCGGTGGTTTCGGCGGTGGCGGCTTCGGCAGACCTAATCCTTACGGCGGTGGCGGCTTCGGCCCTTACGGCGGCGGCTTCGGCAGACCTAACCCTTACGGCGGTGGCGGCTTTGGTCCTTACGGCGGTGGTTTCGGCAGACCTAATCCTTACGGCGGTGGTTTCGGTGGCGGCGGCTTTGGTCCTTTCGGCGGTGGTTTTGGTCCTAGAATCAACAACATGACATCTAGCTTTGGAACGGGCGGTGGTTTCCAGCAGACGGCGGTATCAAACCCTGTTACTCAGCAGACACCCGGATATTTTGGAGATCCGAACGCAACCTCATATCAAGGCCCCGGACAGGGCTCGACCACAAATGAGTATCAAGCGCAAATGCCTGCTTCTCAACCAACACCGCCACCACCGTCGCAAGGCGGTGGCGGTGGCGGGGGCGGAATGTTCTAATGCTTGACGCCTTAATTGGCCCCGTAACAGGATTGCTGGACAAGTTTATTCCAGATGCAGACGAACGAGCGAGGCTGGCCCATGAAATTGCTACAATGTCCGAGCGCCATGCTCAAGAATTGGCAAAGGGCCAACTTGAAGTTAACCGAGCAGAAGCGGCGCATAAGTCGCTTTTTGTCGCAGGTTGGCGGCCATTTGTTGGGTGGACTTGCGGCATTGCTTTGGCTTGGCACTTTGTTGGCCAGCCTCTTGTCGTTTTTGGCTTGGCATTGTCTGGTGCAAGCACCCCTGAACTTCCTACATTTGAAATGGAAAGCTTGCTAACGGTTTTATTGGGTATGTTGGGCCTTGGCGGTTTGCGTACTTTTGAAAAAACTAAAGGCGTTTCACGCGAAAAATGACTCCCGCCCAATTAGATGATTGGCGTCTTGCTCCTAGAATTTTAATTTTAGCAATGACTTTTATGACTTACCGGGTTGTAGAGTGGTTTATGACACTGCCGGATCCTAGCCCAGAACAAGCAGCCTTAGTTTCTGTAATGACGGGAGCGCTTACCGGATCGTTTGGACTTTTTGTAAGCAAGAGCGAAAAATGAGCTACAAGCACTTTACGCTAGACGAGTTTAAATGCAGAGAAACGGGCCAAAACGAAATTAAACCGGAATTTGTAGAAGCTTTAGATCAATTGCGCGAAAACTGCGGGTTTCCATTTATTATTAGCTCGGGATATCGCTCTCCCAAACATTCTATTGAAGCGGTCAAAGAAAAGCCCGGTACACACACGCAGGGGATTGCTGCAGACATTGCGATTTCTGATGGTGCGCAAAGGCGTATTATTGTCGAAAAAGCGCTAGAGCTTGGCTTTAACGGAATAGGCGTAGCCAAAGCTTTTGTACACGTAGATATACGCACCGCTACCCCCGTTATCTGGACATATTAGTTGCCTATCTTAGATCGTCGTGTTATATAGATACGACATTCTAAGATGGAGCGCATGTGGACTTTATACAGTTAGCTCAGTTTATCCAACGAGCGGTTAAAGACCGCAAAACGCACATTTTAGAATTGTTGGAAAACAATCATGTTAAATCCATGGAGCAGTACCAAAACCTCATGGGGGAATTGTCTGCTCTGAATTACATTTCACAGGAACTCTCGGGCCTGCTTGAACAACAGGAGCAATTTAATGACTGATGTTGCAGAAGCATTGGATCTTGATGCTGCCAAAGAAGGCGTCAAATCCTTGTACACCGCACCAAAACAAAAGGTACTTGATCCCGACGCGATGGACAAAAGCCTTTTAGATCGTATGCCTCAGCCCACCGGCTGGAGAATGCTTATCCTTCCTTATCGCGGTAAAGAAACCACCGAAGGTGGTATCTACATTCCAAACAAAGTTCTTGACGACACTCAAATCCAAACGGTGGTTGGGTATGTGGTGAAGCAAGGGCCACTTTGTTACAAAGACACGGACAAGTTCCCTGACGGGCCTTGGTGTGAAGAAAAACAATGGGTAGTTTTTGCGCGATATGCCGGATCTCGTTTTCGTATTGAAGGTGGCGAATGCCGCATTATCAACGATGATGAGATTTTGGCTGTAATCGAAGATCCAGAAGACATTCTTAGCCTGTAAGGAGGAATCAGCATGAGTAGTGCTGCGGAAGAAGCTCAATATGAGTTAGAAGTAGGTGATGCGGTAGAAACTGAAGTAGAAGTCGAAACGGCGGACACGGACGAAGTTGCCAATCAAGAGCCACAACAGGACGAGCTTGAAAATTACAGCGAATCCGTACAAAAACGAATCAATCGTTTGACCAAGAAAATGCGGGACGCCGAGCGTCAACGCGAAGAAGCGATTAGGTATGCGCAAAACGTTCAGCAGGAGTCGAATCAAATTCGACAGCGTATGCAAAACCTTGATCACGGGTATATGTCGGAATACGGCAACCGGTTGTCTTTGCAACAACGACAAGCTGAAGCCAACCTCAAGCGAGCCGTAGAATTAGGGGATGCTGATGCACAATTGCAAGCGCAAAAAGAACTTAGTCAGTTAGCAATAGCAGGCAACAACTATTCGCAAGCGCAAAGGCAAGCCCAAAGATATGCTGAAGAGCAAGAATATTACCGGCAAATGCAAGCGCAACAATCGGCCCAGCAACATTCTCAACAGTCTCAACGCCCCGACGCAAAAGCGGAAAAATGGGCCGAAAAGAACTCGTGGTTTGGGCAAGACGAAGCGATGACATTTGCCGCATTTGGCATCCATAAGAAACTCATTGAAGATGAAGGATTTGATCCCCAATCAAATGACTACTATAATGAGCTTGATTCTAGAATTAGGCGGGAATTCCCGCATAAGTTTGGAGCCAATTCGTCAGCCAGCCGCAGACCCGCTCAGAATGTGGCTGGAGTTTCACGTTCTAGCAGTGTGTCTGGGCGCAACGGAAAAAGGGTCAAACTCTCCCCGACCCAAGTAGCAATTGCTAAAAAGTTGGGAGTGCCGCTTGAAGAATACGCGAAATACGTTAAGGAGTAATGTGATGTCCGAAGAGAAGAAAGGCTTTGAGGGCATTAAACGCTCCTCACGTGATGCATCGTCAAGGGAGAAACAAGGTAGGCGTAAGCCTTGGGCTCCCCCGTCTATGCTAGATGCACCGCCTGCACCAGAGGGCTATAAGCATCGGTGGATTCGTGCAGAAGTTCGTGGTTTTGATGACACGAAAAACATTTCTGCCAGATTGCGAGAAGGCTATGAGCTTGTTCGCCAAGATGAATACCCCGACTTTGAAGCCCCGGTAATTGATTCAGGTAAATATGAAGGTGTGTTTGGTGTGGGTGGTCTGATGCTCGCTCGTATTCCGATTGAAACTGTGGAGGAACGCGCTCGGTATTTTGCCGATAGAAACGCGGATCAAATGGAAGCAGTTGAGTCGGATATGTTGCGGGAAAACGCTCATCCAACTATGACAATCGGCAAGCCCGAGCGTCAAAGTCGTGTAACTTTTGGCGGCTCTAAGAAATAGGGCCGCACAGAACGAGGAAATAACTCATGGCAAACCAAGAAACTGCCTTTGGTCTTCGTCCTGTCGGTGTAGTAGGTAGCGGTGTTAACAGCACCGGTACGTCTGAGTACGAAATTTCTTCGTCTGAGGCGAATCCTATCTATCAGTTTGGTCTGGTAGAACCTGTTGCAGACGGTACGATCCAAAGAATTACCAGCACTGCTGGTGATGGTAATGCTCTAGGTGTTTTGATCGGCATTGAGTATGTCGATTCAGCCACCAAAAAACCCACTTGGCTAAACTATTGGCCCGGTTCCGGTAGTGTGTCGGTAGACACTAACTACCCGGTAAAAGCTTTGGTAGTAGATGATCCCAGCCACACTTTTGTAGTTGCCGCAGATGCTTCTGTGACTAACCGCGCAGGTGCTTTGGCTTTGGTTCACTCTAATTGTAGCTTGGGTACTTCTGCGCAAGATGGAAGCTCTAGTAATGGTCGGTCTACCGCCCAACTAAACGTTGCTAGCGCAAATACCACAGCCACGCTTCCATTGCGTGTAATTGGCGTTGTAAATGATCCTGCAAATAACGATTATGCTTCGGCTGGCGTTCATTTCAAGGTGAAACTCAACACTCCGTTCATGACCGACACCACTGGTGTTTAATAAGAGGGCCTAATTATGGCTATTTCTCGCGAACAATTGGCGAAGGAGCTTGAGCCCGGACTAAACG